ATTGGCGGTTTTGACGCGGCAGATACAACCGACCTTAATGCGGCCGTTTGCCTGATGGCAAAACCGGGTGATGAAAATGTGTATGTCAAGTCGATGTTTTGGTTGCCCGAATCCGTTTTTGCGGAAAACGAGCGCACAGGACTCCGAAGGGAAAGAGATTCGGTTCCTTATCGTTTATGGAATGAGCAAGGCCTTTTGCGGATTGTTCCGGGGAACCGAGTTGACAAGGAAGTCATCCTTGATTGGTTCCTTGAACTGAAGGAAAACGAAGATTTATATCCGACATTCATCGGTTATGACCCATGGCACATTGATGACGGACTTTTAAGGAAGTTTGTCGCACAGTTCGGAAAGAGCTGCATGATACCTGTCCGACAGGGTGTGATTACCTTGAGCGAACCGATGAAAGAAATGGCGGCCATGTTCAAGGCGAAGCAGATTGTCTATGACAACAATCCAATCCTGAAGTGGTGCCTGATGAACACAGAGGTCAAGGTTGATGTCAATGGAAATATCCAACCTTGCAAGGGACGCGATTCCCGAAGAAGGATAGACGGAACCGCGGCCTTGTTGGATGCGTTTACGGTATTCCGCGCAAACAAAGATAAATATATCAATCTTAATTAAGGAGCAGGAAAATGGGAATCTTTAACCGAAAGGAAGTCCGAAAGAAGGAACAGATGGAGCAGGGCATCCGGGATTACTTCAAAGTCCTGAATGCTTACAATCCCTGTTTCACAACCTTTGAAGGTTCTGTCTATGAGATGGAACTTACAAGGTCAGCAATTCACGCGATTGCAACGCACTCGTCCAAGTTGATTGCAACCGTAAAGGGTTCCGCATCGACAAAGGAGTTCAAGTCGATGCTGAAGTACAAGCCGAATGCGTTAATGGACACATCAAAATACCTTTACCGAATCGCAACCGCTTTGAATGTATCGAACACCGCGTTTATCGTGCCTTTATACGATAAATACGGACAGATAAATGGATTTTATCCATTATGCACAGAAAAGTGCGAGATTCGCAAAGATGAAAGCGGCAGGGCATATCTGCGGTATGAGATTCAGGACGGAAAGTATGCCGCAATCGAGCTTGAACGAGCAGGACGCATGATTCAGATGCAGGACAAGAGTGAAATCCTTGGTGCGTCCAACCGCGTAATGCTTCCCACCATGCAGATGCTGTCCACAAACAACCAAAGCATGATGGAAGGCGCAAAGAATTCCGCATCACTTCGGTTCATGGCAAGAATCGCAACGGTGCTGAAGCCGGAGCAGATAAAGGAAGAGCGCAAGAGATTTGTCGAGGAGAACCTTTCGGTTGAGAACAGCAACGGAGTCCTTCTTTTCGACCAAAAGTATGAAGATGTGAAGCAGATTTCTTCGACACCTTACGCGGTGCCCGAAGGACAGATGTCGCAGATCCGCGAGAATGTCTTTGATTACTTTGGAGTCAATCAGAACATTTTGCAGAACAAGTTCACATCTTCCGAGTGGGAAGCATTTTACGAAGGCAAGATTGAACCTTTCGCGGTTCAGTTGAGTTTGGTTCACACCGGGATGGCCTTCACCGACAAGCAGGTTGTCTTTGGTAACGAAATCATTTGGACAGGGGACAGACTTCACCACATGAGTTCGGCCGAGAAGGTCACCTTAATCTCGACATTGTTCGACAGAGGTTTCATCACGCACAATGAAGGCAGAGAGATTTTGAACCTTTCCCCGGTTGAAGGCGGTGACAAGTTCTACATCAGAAAAGAATATACAGAGGAAGTGGGAACAAATGAAGGAGTGGACAGTAATAATTCCGACACATAATGGTGCGGACAGGATAGGGGTTGCCTTACAAAGCATAGTATCACAATGCTATGATAGAAACGAAGTCGAGATTATAGTCATTTGTGACGCGTGTGAAGATAACACGCATGAGGTTGCAGAACAGTATGCGGACATTGTGGTTGATGTGAACCATCACAATGCAGGACTTACGCGGAATGAAGGACTTGAGCGCGCCACAGGCAAGTGGGTGTTGTTCATGGACGATGATGACCGATGGGTTCACGAATTTGTTCTTGCGCAGCTCCACAGATACGCAGAGCAGGATGATTTCGATGTTCTGTGCTTCGCGTTTTGGTGGTCAAGAGGAATCGCACTTCCCTTCGACAACGCAGGAACCTTGTTCCCGAATGTTTGGTCAAAGATGTGGCGCAGGGAGTTCATCGGTGAGACTCGTTTCAGGAACATATATCCGAATGATGATGAATGGTTTTGTCGAGACATGATTGCCAAGAAGCCGAGAATGGCCGCTGTGGATTGTCTTATGTATTATTACGATTATATGCGTCCCGGTTCTATTACGGACACAGAAGAAAGGAAGAAAAATGCCAATAAAGAGTGAAAGACAGTACAGAAGCGCACAATTCCGCGCAAAGGAAGATGAGTCTTACATTGTGGAAGGCTATGCGACCACATGGGAGAGATATCCATTGTATGACTATGGTGACCAAACCATTTACGAACAGTTTTCCAAAGAGGACTTTGCAGGAACCAAGATGGATGATGTCATCTTCCAATACAATCACGAAGGAAAGGTTTTTGCCCGGATGAGCAATGACACCTTGAAACTGTCCTTCGATGATTACGGCCTTAAAGTGGTCGCGGATCTCTCCAAGTCCCCTGCGGCAAGAGAGATGTATGAAGAAATCAAGGCCGGATTAGTAACCAAGATGTCTTGGGGATTCCTTCCGAATGCTCTCCCTGAATACGATGAGGAGACATCCACAATTACATGGAAGGCAGGAATCCGAAAGATATATGATGTATCAGCGGTTTCCATACCTGCTAATGATACAACCGAGATTTCTGCGCGGAGCGCGTGTGACGGAGTGATTGCAAGCACACTTGAGGAGTTCAAGAAAGCAAAGGAAATCGAAGAGAAGAGAAAGAGAATGATTGCCATTCTCAAGTTGGAAGGAGTCAAGTAAGATGAATGAAAGACTTACCGAGATTGATTCGCGTTTAAGCGAAATCATGAGAAGCCTTGAAGGCACAGAAGGCAATGTTGAAGAACTTGTAAAAGAAGCAGAAGAGCTGCGCGAAGAGAAGAACAACATTGCGAAGGCCGAAGAGGTTAGACAGGCGGCACTCGCAAAGATTGCCGAAGGAACAGAACCTACCATAGTGGTAGAAGAGAGAAAGGAAGAAAATACTATGAGTTTTGCAATTGATTCCCCCGAATACAGAGTTGCATTCCTGAAGAATCTCATGGGCAAGGAACTGACCGCAGAGGAAAGAACTGTTGATTTGAGTGGTGCGCTTCCGTCATCCACCGCGAACAAGGTTGTTTCTATTGTTGAGCAGAGTCCCCTTCTGTCCAAGGTTGAGATTTCCCGGATTGCAGGAAACCTTGCGATTCCGACCGAGACCGCTTCTGATGCGGCATCTTGGGGTGCTTCGGGCGCGGCTTCCAACGATGCTGTTGGTACCACGCAGTTGTATGCTTACCAGCTCATCAAGACCATCACGGTTCCCGGAACCGTAAAGGCAGGAGCAATTGACGCATTTGAGGACTACATTGTTCGCAGACTTGCCGAGAAGATCCGCAAGGCACTTGAAGCCGCTGTCATCAATGGTGACGGTTCGGGCAAGGCAACAGGTATCAAGGTTACGGTTAACACCTTAACAGGTACCTTCACGAAGGCCGCTTTTGCCAAGGCAGACCTGTTCAAGATTATGGGCGCACTTGGCGGTGACTATCAGGATGAAGCAATCTTTGTTATGCCGAGCAAACTGTACTATGGTGAGGTTGCCGCGGTTGCAGGTATCAACGATTATGTGAACCTTGCATCGGGTGCTAACACCGCCAAGCTCATGGGCAAGGATGTTGTCCTGACCGAGAATGCGGTTATCAGCGGTGCTGATTACATCTTCTATGGTGACCCGAAGAAGTATTTCATTAACTTCTCCGAGGACATCAATGTGAAGAAGGACGAGAGTGTTGGATTCGCTTCCAATTCCGTTATGTATCGCGGTGTTGCGGTATGTGATGGTAAACTTGCCGATGCCAACGCATTCGTAATGTTCACGCGTGCTACCTGATAAGGGACTTATTCATCAAAGGGGGAAGGGTTTTCCTTCCCCCGATTACAAAGGGGAAATAATATGAAAGTGATGATTGCTATTCCATGTATGGATATGATTGACACCGCTTTTGTGCAATCTCTCATGGGGTTGGACATTGATGCGGAAGTAAGGATAAAGTTCTTGCCCGGTTCCTTGGTATATGATTCAAGAAACCAATTGACCGAGATAGCAAGAGCAAGTGAATGCGAATACATTTTCTTTATTGATTCCGATATGACCTTCCAAGGGGACACCTTGAAAAGACTCCTTGAAGATGCGGAGCAGAAGAATTTAGATATTGTAACAGGGTTGTGCTTCACGCGGAGACCACCGATAAGAACGGCCATTTTCAAAAAGTGTGAATACTCAACCGACAAGGACGGACAGATTTTCCCCGATGCGGAAAACTACAACGATTATCCGAAGGACGCATTGTTCCCGGTTGAAGCCTGTGGAATGGCCTGTTGTCTTATCAGGATGAGTTGTGTGGATGATGTTCTGAAGCATTACGGACTTCCCTTTAGTCCTGCACAGGGATGGGGAGAGGATTTGAGTTTCTGCATCCGGGCAAGGGAATTGGGACACCAACCTTATTGCGATTCAAGGATTAAGGTTGGACACATCGGTAAGATGGTAGTCAACGAGGAAATGTTTTTGAGAGGACAGGACAATGCCGAATAACGAACAGACAACGAACACCGAACCGAGTGAACTTTTCACGAAAGTAAAGGCGGCAATCCGCATCGGCCATAATTCCTTGGATGATGAGATTCAGGATGTCATTGATGCAGCTCTTTTGAGTCTGAACGCGCATGGCATTGCGACCACAGATGAGGATGATGCGCTTATCATCAATGCGGTTAAGTTATATGCAAGATGGCAATTCGATTATTGCGGAAAAGCAGACCAATGGGAAAAGGCATGGAATGCCGCGCTTGTTGTAATGGCATTGTGCGGAGACTATGACGAGGTGCCGAATGAATGACATCATTAAACTTATCACCACAACCGTTTCGACCACAGTAAACTCGCAAGGTGATTTCCCGGTTACAAGAAGTGAGAGATCCATCTTCGCCTTGGTGAAGTCCATAGGAACCAAAGAGTTTTATGAAGCCGCAACCGCAGGGTTGAAGCCTGAAATCAAGTTTGTGATTCAGGATTACCTTGACTATGAAGGGGAGAAGGAACTTGCCTTCAATGGATTTCGGTATCAAATCCTGCGGACATACAGAACGCAGAGCAATCAGTTGGAGATAACAGTTGGTGGGGGGGTGCGCGACATTGTCCACACCTAAAAGTGTTGTCAAGATAAACAAGGATGGAGTGAAATACGAATCCTTTGCAGAGCAAGACCAATATTATCTGTTTGAACTGACGCGCGCAGCTCTTCGGGATGTAGGGAAATTTGTAAGAAAGATGTTTTACAACGAGTATTACAAAATCTTCCAAAAGAAAACCGGGAAGGGTGGCAAGGCCATCAAGGTCAAAGTGTGGTCAAACAAGAACACAACGAGTCCAAGGGTTTCGGTTGGATGGAAAAAGGGCAGAAGTGACGGATTCTATTCTTGGTTTCAGGAAGTCGGGACAAAGGGACAGAATCCGCAGAAGAGATATGGAATCCTTCAGAAAGTGGTCAATGATAACATCTCCGAGATTATCAAGATTGAAAGTCAATATCTTTCAGGAATCGGAAATGACAGTTTGATTGACGAGGACGAGATTGATATTGAGGAAGGAACAGAGGTATGACAAAGACCAATCAAATGAAGTGCGACATCAGAACCGCACTCAATACCATTCTTCCGTCATATCCGTATGAAGCACCTGAAGAGCAAGCATATCCGTTTATTGAATTTGAATGGGATGTGACCGCAAGACCGGGAGAAGGTGTTTCAAGGGGTACAATTGATGTCCATGTATGGGACAATTCGGAAGGGTACGGAGTATGTGACGAAACACTTGACCGGGTGGAAGCAAAACTTGATGGTGACATCTTCGGGACGGACATGAAGATTTACACCATTCGGGGGACGCGTTCACACTTACCAAACAATGATACAACCATCAAACACGCGCATGAGGTGTTCGATGTTAGTATATACGAATAAAAAGGAGAAACAGACATGGCAAAAAAGACTTACACAGGTTTAACAACCACAACGAAAAAGCACCTTCTCCTTGGTGCAGGTGCTTTCTTCAAAAACTTCTTGGTTGGAACCGACACCTATGCTTCCGCGGTTGCAGGTGGGAAACTCATCGGTGCGACACAGGGCGGTGGTGAATTCAACGCGGTTGCCACCTTCAGACAGATTCCGGTTGATGGTGCTGTTGGTGACATCAAAGACCTTGAGGACATCGAGAGATGGGATGTTTCCATGACCGCAAATGTCCTTGAGATTTCCAAGGATACCATCCAGCTCGCGCTTGGTTCCGCAACGATTGCGACCACTTCCGGGACGAGTGGATACAAGAAAATTACAGGCAACAACGGCCTTGCTTCAGGTGATTTCAACAACATCACTTGGTGCGGATGTCTTTTGGGCGAGGAAAAGCCGATGCTGATTCAGATTGACAACGCGCTTTGCACCAACGGACTCAACATGACCTTTACGGACGGTGAGGAAGGCAAGATTTCCTTGGAGTTCAAAGGTTTCTATGACGCGGTTGCGACCGGGGCAGAACCTGTGGCACCTTTCTCGATTTACCTGACCGAGACTACCACCTAAAAGGAGATAAGGGGAAATGAAAGAATTATCTACAGACAATTTACTTACCATTGCGGAAATCGCGGAAGATTGCAATCTCGTTGAGATTATCACCGAATTCAAAAACACGAAGGAGAAGGATGCCGAGAAAGTCGGTATGAACATCTTCGTGAAGGTGCTTTCAGGCATCTCCAAAGGCGCAAAACGGAAGTTTTATGATGTGATGGCCGAATTGACCGAGAAGGACGCGGAAACCATCAAAAATCAACCGATAAAGACCACCTTTGACGAGATTAAAGCAATCTTCCAAGGTAGCAATGCGGAGTTACTAAAAGATTTTTTCGGATAGGCAAGACACGCGCAGAGCTTGAAGATTTTGTAATCTCCGAGTTATCTGTGAATGTCTTGCAATGGGAAGCAAGGCGGTTTGTCAATGTTGTGATAACCGCCTTGAAGCGCAAGAATGACCGGGATTTGTTCTTTCGGTGGGTAATGGAAGGACAATCCCTGCGGATCTCTTTCAACGAGTACAAGAAAGCACTCACACCTATAAAGAAAGAGTCCAAGGACACAATCCTTGACCGCACAAAAGACATAATGGAGAACGCGACATGGCATCACTCTTCAAACTTGTAGGTGACATCTATGTTAATAACGATGACGCAAACAAGAGCATTCAAAAAACTGACGATAAAGCACAGAAGTTAGGCACCACTTTATTGAACGGAACCAAAACTGTGGCCAAGTGGGGCGCGGCAATTGCGTCCGCGGCCGCAGGAGCTGCGGCAGGGTTGATGAAGGTTGCCACTTCTGCCGCTTCGACCGCTGATGAGATTGACAAGGCATCCAAGCGAATGAATGTCTCGACCGATTCCTATCAGGAACTGAAATATGCGGCAGAGCAATGCGGTGTTGAGATGGGCACCTTGGAAAAGGCCGCCAAGAAACTTGAAGGAACAGACATGAACCTTGATGATGCAATCAATGAAATCATGTCCCTTGGAACCGAAGCCGAAAGGACGCAGAGAGCATCAGAACTGTTCGGTGATAACCTTGCCTATACATTGAGTCCGATTCTTGCGGAATCCGGTGAGAGCTTCGGAGACCTTCGGACAAGAGCGCATGACCTTGGCATTGTGATGTCCAAGGAGAATGTTGATGCTGGTGTGAAACTTGGAGACACCTTGAGTGATGTCAAACAGGCACTTGGCGGTTTGGTGACGAGGTTGGGAACCGACCTGATGCCAATCATTCAGAAGGTGTTGGATATCATCCTTGACCATCTCCCGGAGATAGAAGCAATCTTTGATGAGTTGGCACCTGTGGTGACGGATCTTTTGGAAACCATTCTCCCGATTCTCTTGGATATGGCCGCGGAGATTCTTCCCCCGATTTTGGATGTGGTGAAGGCTTTACTTCCCATCTTCGCGGACTTGGTGAAAACGATATTACCACCGATTGCAGATATCTTGGCCTTGGTGCTTCCGATTCTGACAAGCATTGTTTCCACCATCTTGCCGCCTTTGTTAGAGCTGCTCCAACCTATTTTGGATTTG